TTCAACCCCGAAGTTGCTGGCATTGGCATTAACAGTAAGACCCCTGTGGTAGCCGGATACGGTATGAGCGCGTCTGGTGCTACAATCAGTATGCCGATCTACACGCAGGAAATTGATCCTGTAAAGCACGCTGCCGATCTTGGTTATGAAGTTTCTCAGAGGTTAGGGTTGTAATGGCTGCGCCAACACTCAACACCTACGAATACCAGTTTATGGATAGCGGAGTGCTGCTCAATAGGAGTGGCACTCCGCCATTCGTAGATGTGACTAGTATCAAAGGGTTAGATTTACCTACAATTGATGATTACGAAGCTGACTTTGATGGTAGGCACGGCGGTTACATTTATGCTCGCTATGTCAAGAGTCGTACTATCGTTATCGATGGCATCTTATATGCGTCGGCTGCTACAGCTGACGTAGCAATTGAAGCACTTATTGCTAATTTTGTGCCCCGCGAAAATGATGCGCCATTCTACTATCGCGGAGCAGGAATTGCACAGCGCTATATCATGTGCAAACCAATTGGGTTCAATTTCAATATTGACAATCTAAGGAACTATGGCGCGTGTCAGATTCAGATTCAATTAAAAGCTGGCGATCCGTTAAAGTACGCAGACAACGCGGACGTAGTGGTAACGTCTGGTACTACAGGAACAGTGACAAACGACGGAAATGCCGAAACTTTCGGTGTGTTCGACCTATCAGGCGCAGCTTCCAAAGTGTCAATCGTAAAAGTCTCGACTGGTGAAACAGTAACTGTTACTTATACAACTGATGCAGACGACGCTATCACTGTTGATTTTAAAAATCGAGCCTGCTATATCAACGGTGTCAGAAATTCCACATATCTAACATCACTTGGTTGGTGGTCCTTTAATCCAGCAAGCTCAACTGATTTCAAAATCCTATCTGTTGGCGTAGACACCATGGTAAATGGTAACTGCGAAGCTAACTTCGGCGCTGGATATGCTGTTGGTGCTAACTGGACTGGATTACAACAGTTTACGGGCGATAAGCATAGTGGTTCTAAGTCACTGAAAATGACGCGCAAGAACAAGACTGCCGGTGGCGGTACAGTCACTGTCCCCACAGGCATCACAGGGCAGGCAGCAGGCACCTACACAGCCTCAGTGTGGCTCAAAGGCACCATGCCTCACGCTAACATTGAAGTGTATAACGGCGCTGCACAGGTTGCTTCTCTTGTATTAGTTCCTGTTAGTTCGACAACTTGGCAAAAATTTCAGCTTACCTATACCTTAGCCGCCACTGGTGGCGCTATTACATTCGTAATTAGTGATACGGGCGAGGCAGCAAGTAAACTTGCTAAGAATAAGGTGCTGTTGATGGATGATTTTAGTATTCGTTCCGTGAATAGTGGTGTCACATGTACTGCTCATACTAAGGATGGATGGTTATAATGGCCGATTATGTCATGCGATTACAGAATCGTGATGGCAGTTACATCGGTGAGATCCCTTTTTATGAGCTGCAAGGCGAATTTCGTATGAATGAGCCGGATGAGATTAGGTTTAAAACGAGTTCTGCGAACTTAAAGACCTACGTTGATCCCGTTACGCAGCTTAAAGAAGGGTTAACTGAGGTTAATCTGCTGCGTAATGGGAACAGCATCTTTCTTGGACCTATCTGGGATATCACTGTATCAAGTGAAGCTCATGTAATGACCATTATGGCACAAGATGTTTCCAGTTATCTTGGTCAGCGCTACATTATGGCTGATACGAAGTTCACAAAAAAGCGTTTTGCATATGCGGCATGGAAGCTTATTCAAGATACACAGGCATTAACCTACGGCGATCTTGGAATTACACTTGGTCAGGATGCACCTACTAGTCCTACAGGTAGTTTTAGCTTCACTAAAAAGTCTGGAACTTCAATTCTGAAAGCGCTCGATAAGCTTTCAGCTGGTACCACAGGGTTCGATTGGGAGATTAATCCGAGTCGGCAGTTGATGTTATACTACCCGCGAATCCAAATCCCGTCATTAATTACACTAGAGTATCCAACTGTAATTAAACGGTACTCTGTGCAGGGCATGGGCAAGTATGTAGCTAACAGTGTCTTTGCTAAAGGTGCTAATAAAGAGATTTCAAACGTTTACTCTGATGCTGCATCACAGCAATTGTTTGGTTTAAGGCAGTATGTAGCATCTGATTCGTCTATCAAATCGAAAACAAAGCTTGATGCATATGCTCGAAGCGTGCTTAATCTACGGAAAAACCCTCGTTTAATTCCGCAGTTGACACTCGACGTCGAAAAAATGAACCCATTTGAAGGCGATGTTGGCTATGGATGGCTTATCAATACCATCATTGATGATGGGTGGGTGCAGTTTAACGGTATAATGCGTTGTTCTGGGTATCAATTAACACTCGGAAAGCACGGAAATGAAACTTTCGTGCTGTACATCAACGACACTAGAGAGATTGAGGACACTAGCTCATGAGAACTCCTACATTAACTGACATCATTAAGGATCTTCGTGAAACTAGTGAGGCCCTTGATGCTACAGATGTTGACTTTGGCGATGAAGAAAACGCCAATGTTGAAGTTCCTACAATTACATCAATGACACCTACCGTCACATACTACGCTTCTCCGGTAACTAAGACTCCGTATGCGCGTATTCAGTGGACCTGGGTGGCTCCTGTTATGCATGATGAAGATGGCAACGTTATTAGTCCGACAGATCCTGATATTCTTGACGATGTAACCTTTGACCCTGTGGTAGATTACATGTTCGGGACCGCGCTAAACGGTGCTACTCCCACAACATTCGCGTCTACGAAAGGATCTACATCTGTAATTACGCAGGAACATCCTCTCGGATCAAATGTTACAGGTACAGTTTATGCTGTGCTCAAGAGTGGCATTAAAGGACCTGCGTATTCTGTTGAGGCAACAGTCAGTAAGGATACGACAGCACCTAATCGGCCGTCTACACCTACGCTAACGTCTAGTGCGTCTATTATCTCAGTAATTTGGGATGGGTTAGATTATCTTGGCAATGCACAACCGAGCGACTACAATAACACTGTGGTATATGCCGACGCATCAAACCCGCCGACTACTCCTGTTGGTATTTTAACTGGCCGTGGCGTTTGTGCATTTCATGCCACAGCAGGTTCTACGATTTATGTGCAATTAGTCTCGCAAGATATGTCGTATAATCAGAGTGTTGGTAGTACGGTAGTCAGTATTGTTTCGCAGTCTGTTCTTGACGATACTGGTTTGGCAGATGCTCTTGCAAATAAGGCTGTTATTTACACACAGACCGCTGATCCTACTACAACTCTCCCTGTTGGAACTGTTAAAAATGGCGATTGGTGGTTTAAAACTAACGCAACAGTAACATCGCAGATCGATATGATCTACAAGCGTGTATCTGGCGCATGGGTAACTGATACTATTAATGCAGCTGATGTTATTGCGGCTCAAAGTATTGTTTCAAATAACATCGCTGCGAATGCAATTACAGCTAATAAGATCCTGGCTGGTGAGTTAGCAGCTAGGTTAGCTACTACTGGTGAATTACATGCTGACATTATTAATGGTGGCATTATTAATGCTGCGATTACTATTTCCGCTGCTTTACAGACAGCAGCTGTCGGCACACGTTGTACTCTTGATTACTCCGGTTTCAAGATGTACGTACATAATACTGTGACAGGAAATGATGACATTGTTATCAATTTCGATGCTGTTACAGGATTGGCATCATTCTTCGGCAATGTTGTGTCGAACAACTTGATTGCTAATGGTGTTGTAACCCTCAACTCTCCGACGAATATTATGAATCCTAACACAGCATTGATTTTGTACTCAGGCATTCAGCCTCCGTCGTCCGGCCCGATTGTCACAAATAAATGGGATAGTGTACAATTAAAGAACTCCGACGGGTCGAATGCGTCTCCGACATTTGTTAGTCGAATGTCTGATGGTAAATTTGTTGGAATGTCTGGCATTTTTCAGACAGTCCGATACACTGTTTACAATGCAAATGGTACTTGGAATCGTACGATTACTCCGTCTAATTTTGGTCCTAATCGTGATTATGGATTTGGCCCTGGCCTGCATTTACTAGTTGTTATTGCTGATTATGCGTATTCAATTGGCGTTAGTGGTGATGATGGTACTACAAACTATTACTTTGATATCCTAGCTACTAATTTAACAACCGGGGCAACTGTTGTATTCTACGGTCCTGGTGGTACTAAATGGAAATTCCCGATGAGCGCATCTCCGAGATTAGGAACCGATGGGTCTAATCTGATTTTGTCGTTCGGTACCACAATTCGTATGTACAGTGTTTCTCGTACTGGTGAAACATATACTGTTACTTATACAGCCACAAAGTCGAATATTATGTCTAATCCTGATGCTATTATGCGCGGTACATTAGATACCGGTACTGATAGCTTCTTGATGAGTAGCGGCAGTTCTAATATGCGTATGTGTTTGTATTCAACTATGGTTGAGAATACGAATGGCGCTATTCCACAGGCTGCTTCTGGAACTAATATTGGTCTTGGATATTATTCGAGTGTTTATTGGTGTGCGAAATCTGGCGGTGCAGTTTACTTCTACAATGGAGTTTCTCTGAGCACGCCTACAGCAACTCGAGATTTTGGAATTACTTACTATAACACGGCTCCGTATGAGTCGAAAATGTCTCCGCGGACGACTGCGACAATCAAACGACTCGCTAAGATCAACTTGTCTGCTTCTGGTTGGTCTCCCGGTGTTCCCGATGCAAACGTTACACAGCTTCGTTATTACGGTGGCGCAGTTGCTGGAACTGTATATGCTCAGGGTAATAACGCAAGTGGTCAGATCGTACTGACTTCGCTTGCTACGTCTGGTGGTACACCCCCTACTAGTTCAAGTTTCCCTGAATCTGCTCCTGCTGTAATCAGAAACAGTGATTCGTCACTCATTATTTCTGGCGATGGGACAGTTAAAGTTCCTCCGACAAAATTGCGTGGATTCCCAATTAAATGGACAGGATATTTAGCTTCTAGTGTGTCTTGTTCAACAAATGTGTATCGATCATTAAAACCAAGTTCTCGTATTAATTATACGGGAGAGTGGGAACCCACATGGGCTTCCGGGGAAGACCGTTTCACAATTGGTTATCATTGTTGGGTTCGTATTGTTTGGAAAGTGCATTTTGACAATACAAGTACGGCTGGTAACAGGCTTGCTGCTATTTATAAGAATCCTGCATCCGGAACAAATACAAGTTCTAGTGAGCCAGCTGGCCGACTTGTGTGGGCAAAATCCGCACCCTCTTCTGACTATACTGCATGTTTAGCAATTTGGGAGGGTGAGGTTCAAGCAACTGACACTATCATGTTAGTTGCCAGAACTTCATCTACAACCAATGCGCAACATGGTATTAGTCATACAACAGTCAGTATTACAATTGAGCGTATGCTGGATTGAGAAATTATGAAAGAACGACGATTAACTCCGTGGTCCTTGCTTAAAGAACCAAAATTCGTGAGTGCTATGATGGCGTTAGCTTATTCATTATTCGCACTTACCGGATTAATTATCATCTTCGCTCCGCCAGACGAAGTTGTTTCACGTACATGGGTACTAGTTGGGTATCTAGTCGGTAGCTTCTTTATCATTGGGGGTCTGCTTGGAGCGCTAAGTTTGCATGGCGGCGAATGGTGGATTGAAAGAGCAGGGCTGATGTTTGAAGTCGGAGCCATGCTCGGATATGTTTTTACATTTTGGAGTCTAAATGGTAATTCGACTACTGAAGTGTATGTTAGAACATCACTATCGTTTGTAGTTATTTCCTTGCTTGCTATGCGTTTCTACAAGATTCGGGGTTTGACTTTAGACCCGACCAAGTAAAGGACCACTGCAAAATGGTAGATTGGCCGGTATTAATTACAGCAGTATCAACCCTCGCAGGAACTCTAGGGCTTAGGGAGATTCTGCGAGGGTGGGCTGCTAAGCGATCTGGATATGCTCAGGAGGAAAAAGAACGATATAAAAACCTCCTACGCGAAAACGACCAAAAGGATGCGCGTATTGACAGACTCCTAGAGGACAATCGTAAGCAGCGAGAATACTCATCCGAGTTAAGACGTATGTTAATCGAGAATGGCATTAAGAATATTCCAGATTGGCCGAAAGATATTGCATACTAGGTTGAAATACGAGGAGAAAAATGTCTGATGAAATTGATCTTGAGGATCATGAAGTAGACGACGTTGCATATGACACGTTTGAAGATACAGAAACCGTGTCTGATGTAGAGGTATTTGGGACAGAGCCTGTTCCTGCATACGAATATGAGGGAACGGAGGGTCTCAATGACAATTAAGGCTATGCAGAAAGTCGCTGATTTACTTGTATATTCTAATATCGGCTACGATCAGAGTCAGCGCTGGACTTTCTTAGACAAGAAAAATAAAAGGATCGTTAAGAATGGCGAATGTGATTGCTCTACGTCAAGTGGAGCTATTGCATGGCTTGGTGGTTATCCTGTCGATCTATCTGGAACGTTCTATACTGGTAATTTTGCAAAGCGTCTGGCTGCGGCCGGATTCATTGTAATCCCGTTCAAGAGTCTGTCACAGGTTAAGGCTGGCGATTTCTTGTTAACTCCTGGCCGTCACGTTGTATTTGCTCGCACAGCTAAGAAGTTCTTCTCAGCAGAGGTTGATGAGCGTGGACGATCGGCAGGTGGCAAGGCAGGCAACCAGAACGCCCGTGAGACGCGCTACCGGCTCGCCTACGTGCGTCCGGGCGGCTGGCGCTACATTGTGCGACCCGTACCGGCTGTCACCTACAAAGGCCGTTCACTGAAATACTTCTCCACAAAGAGTAGCAAGTTTAGTGAAGCTATGCGAATGCTGACGTATACAGCACCGTTTGATGGCCCGCTTTACAACGAGTTTTACAATGTGTGGACTGTTCGTAATAAAGGGATGCAGCATATTTATGACGCAACTGCCGTTGCGGTACCACAGGAATCTCACGCTTTCGTAGTGCTCGGGTCCGCGCTTAATACTGATGGTTCTCTTCGATCTAAGTATAAGCGTCGTCTTGATTTGGCTGTCACAGCACTCAATAGCAATCCGAACTCTGTGGTAATCGTATCTGGAGGTGCCGCGAGGAACGGTAAGACAGAAGCTGAAGTTGGTATGACGTATCTTGTTAATGCTGGCATCGATGGGAAGCGTATTATCCTTGAAGAGGCATCGAATAGCACAGTCGGAAACGCTAAATACTCTGTTCCCCTCATGTTAAAGAAGGGTTTCGAGAGTTACACGCTTATTTCCGATGCAAGTCACCTTCGACGTGCTGCTATGCTATTTGATGCGGCTAAACTTCGCATCGAAACAGATAGTAATCGACGATTTACTCTTCAGTTAGTCAATACTGTCGCATTTAAAGACTCGGATTCTACAGAAAAACCTGTGGCATCTGATGCTTTGTTTGAGATTGGTAAGGAAGTCGCTTATCTTCTCGGTATTTCCGCGCAGTTCAACGCTGCTAAGTAAGGAATTCACTATGAAAATCTTCACTGTTAAGCCTGAATGGATTACAGATTCCACATGGCGTGCTCTGCGCACATTTTGGCAGACGTTCTGGGCTTCGTTTACAGTCACATTAGTTGCTGTGCTGTTATCATATGCAAACTCTGGCACATTCAACTGGAACGTTCTGTGGTTACAGGGTGCAATTGTGGCATTTGCTGCTGCTATTGCTAAGGTTATGAATAAGGATCAGGATACCACAGAATAATGACAGCTACTGAAAAAGGAGCTACGTTTAAGCTAGTCATTTAACTTGTATTCCGAATCGACAGTTTCTCACCATAAAACCTACCCCCTGTGGTGAGATAAATAAGAAAGCCCCGGTTAGTCATTTTCTCCTTGGTGACTAACCGGGGCTTTCGTTTGTTTACTTGTCGTTTTTAACTTGTGTTACGTACGACCACTCAGATCGAGCGAAGATTGCTACGTACTCACTGTCTCTTTCGCAGAAGAACAATGTTCCATCAATTTCCGTAATATATTCTGCATCAACTTCAACAGGAGATATTACATTAGGCCGTGTAATTTGCCACTTTGTCATTTTCGGTATCCTAGATCAAGTAGTTGTTTTCTAAATTCAATTTCGTATGGCAATCCTCGAAGTTTAAACTCGTCATTGTTTACAACGAAGTAAATCAGGTGTCGCATTCCGTCGTTTGCGTGCCTGTATGCTTTGGTGTATAAATTGAGTTCTTTGAGAATATTGTCCGATACGAAACCTTTCGCTTGTGCAGGAGTTTGCTGGAAAAGAGCGATTCCCCTTCTTCTACACCAACCTTTGATCGTTCCAATATACTCACGAGAATCGAGCCTGAGTCCTGCCCGAGAGGTATTCCGGTAATCGAAAGTTTCGTACACAACAAACAATCGATCGACGTCTCTGGAGTGCTTGTCAAGAAAATCCTCGAGTTCTATGTGGTGTTCTTGTGGCCCAAGCTGTTTGACCTTAAATTCAGGCACTACAGTTGTATCATTAACCGTCGCCATAGCTACCCCTGTGGTACCACCTGGGTCAAATGCGATGATTCTAGTTTTCACTGGAATAACTCATACGTAGCTTCGAAAATATCAGGCTTACACGGATAGAATTCACCTTTAATACCTCTGATGATGTAATCACCGACATTAACGTGATGGAATCCTTCTAGTGTAGCAATCATCATCCGTCCGTCGCGCGGATCAATACTTACCCCACTTTTAGGACACGGAACTTTGCCTTCAATTACCGCTAACGGCTCAAATGATCCGGCAGTATTCTGCTCAATCCATTGATAGATGGAATATAGATTTGCATTGTCTCCAACAAATTGACGAGCTTCGATAACAACAGGCTTCTTTTTATATAAACTCATGATAGCTTACCCCATGACTTTCCAACAGACGCGTCAACAGCAAATTTCACATAACCTTCAACAGCTTCATCAGCAGACTGTAGCATAAAATTGCTAACCACATCCGTAATGTGTTCGACCTCATCATCGTGACATTCCACCATAATAGCATCATGCACAAGATTAAAGATGCGAGGATGATTTTCGTAATCACAATTCTGCTCAATCCACTGATTAAATCGTGTTGCTGCACGGAGACAGATATCAGAAGCAGTAGACTGAGGCATAAATGCAAGAGCCTCATTCATAATGTTCTTGATATTCTCATCAGTCAATAGAGTGTACCGACGGTGACGACCGAATGGCGTAACTAAATCTTCGCCATCCTTGACCATCTTACGGATTGACTTCTGCCAATTGACAATCTCAGGAATAACAGAGAAGAACTTCTGCATATGCCCACGAGCTACTTCTACAGGAATTCCGAATCCGTGCGCGATACCGAACTCCGTGCGCCCATAGTTAAGACCATAGACATACGTCTTAACCATAGTACGTTCTTCTTTCCAGAGACGGCACTCATCACACTTGCATTTATCAACATGATTCTGCGGCTTTACTGCTCCGGGATATAGAACAGGAACAAGTTCATCGAACACATCACGATCACTGTCATTGAAGATTTCAGTGAAGTAGTGATCGCCAGCAAAGTATGCTAATGTACGAAGTTCCGCCTGTGAATAGTCGATGTTGATGAATGAGTTATCCGATCGACTAGGAATGTACATCGTTTTGATCGGAGAATCTCGCGGAATATTCTGCAAGTTTGGATTTCGACTAGAGAGTCGTCCTGTAGTTGTCCCATGCAGAAGATACGAACTATTGATCCGGCCCTTGTAAAGACGATCTTTGACACCTGTAATATATGTGCCATTGAGCTTTGTTTCCTTACGATACTCTAAGAGCATCGTAGCAAACTTGCGAACAAGTTCGTCATTATTTGGGAAAGGCTTCTCGTACGCAAGTACGTTAAGCATCGTATCTTCGTCAGTAGAATCTAACCGAATTCCAAGATCCATAAAGAGCTTCTTGATCTGCAATGGTGATGCAGGATTAATTCCATCACCACGAGTATAGCCTTTAGGATTGACCTCATAAGCCATCAGAGACATAAAATGCTCTTTGCGCATAATTGAAAGATCAAACTCAGCAGCTAAATTATCAAGATACTCTTTGTCGATAGTAATACCTTCGTATTCAACGTCCATCAACATATCAGACGCTTCACACAAGAATCTATGAAGTTCAGTTAATCCATGCTCTTCAAGAAGAACTTCAAAGTACTTCTTTAAGAGATAAGTACATTCTACGTCGTAGGCATTGTATCTGTACAGAATCTCCCGAGGAATCTTTGAGAAATCTCGCTGAGGCCCAATGAATTTCTTAACCTCGTCGTCGTATGCAGGTGCTCCGAGGAACTCCTGAGCCATATATTTAAGTCCATGAGTTCCAGTCCGTTCGTCGAGACAATACGAGGCGAGCATTGTGTCAAACCCAAGTTTCTGCTTACCAACATATGGACGCATTCCATTGAGGTCAAACTTTCCATTCTGAGCTACAACGTTACATCGCAACATCATCTGTTTAATGATGAGCCAGACTTCTGCATTAAGCGCATTGTCAGTAATAACGCGCGGCATACCATCATCAAATTTCATACCAACACAAAGCATAACGTGACGCTCTGGGTGTCCGAAACTCTCATCTTTGTCAATGGTACATTCAATGTCCATCGTAAGATCAGGAACATGCAGACGCGTAGTTGAACCTTCTGCATACAGCCAAGCTAATGCATCTTCGGGTGTATCCAGTACTTCAAAATCAGGCTCAACAAACTCTTTACCGTTGCTGAAAATCTTTCCGATATCTGTCACAAGATCAGGGAAACGAGCTTCCTGCATCATGCATACATATGGGTTTACAGTCGGAATGACTTTATTCGGAATCCAATCTGAGCGCTTGAAGGGACCGACCCTCAACGCAGTCACACCCGTCCGCCCGAGGACGCTAGTGGCCGCCTCGTTGCCGAACGTGACCACAGGGCCATCAGTAGCGGCAGCAATCTCGGCCAGCACACGTGGACGACAGGCAACTACTGCTTTAGCCGGAACTTTCTTATCTTCGGGACGGCAGAGAACGGCTGTAGTGTAGTAGTATGTAGGATTCTTCCCGTGATGCTTGAACACTTTAGAAAGCAGTTTTCCAGAGGTAGTGTTACAAAAACCACCGTTGTACTTTTCTGTTGCGCTCGGCATACCTCCCACGATTACTAAATCTGCCCTGTGGTCAGGAGAATCGTACCCCATAAATTCCGCATTGTTGTAAAGCGGGCAGTTCTCACAATCAGTTAACGGGTGTAGCGGTTCCACTGAAATTCTCTCCTGACTTCCTAAAGCCTGTGGTACTACCTTGCGCAGCAAGGTACGATTCAATCGCGTCAACAAGAACAAATGTTCGTTGAATATGAAGGTTAGCCTGAGCTAACTGCCACTTCAATAATTCTAATGCTGTCTTAAGATCGCCTTCACCTGCCAATGCTGGAAGTTCGTCATTTAACGTCTCCATCATATTCATCATCAATACGATCGACGATTGCTGCGTTTCTTCACTCAATGCAATTTTCATCATTAATCCCTCGCATAATAAACGAATCCGTCTCCATGTGCTTTCTTTTCAATGAGGCCGCGGTCCAGTAGTGTATCAAAAAGTGAACTAGCCTCGCGCGACGAAAGCTTAAATGTGCGCATAATCCGACTACGGGAAGCACCATCAGAATGACGCCGACGAATTGAGTCCATAATCAAATCAAGCTTACGCTCACTTGTAGTCTTTCCAACATTGTCAATGATTTCTTGAGAATATGCACGCCAATGTTCGCCGTAAGAGATAGCTCTAAGAATGTCGTGTAAATCTACGACAACCTTATCCGTCTCTCTTTGTCTCGCTGCTGCAATCAAAACTGCAGCTTTAAGAATCGACTTTGCTAGCCTATCCCCCACAGGTGTGTAAATATCAGGAAGCGACGATTGTGTTCCCAACTCCACTAGACGAAATTCGAGCTTGTTATATCGTGCCCATGCATCATCAGTAAGTTCTGCATCAAATTCTTTAATCGCCTCTACTTCCGTATCCGCTCCTGCAAAGTGCAAGAGACGCACACCGTTGTAATGGTTATACATTTCCTTAAGCTCCTGAATAATGTTCAGACGCTCATTGGAAATCTTAGATGTTGGGGGACCGAGCGGTTTGATTCTGGTTACATCAGATTCAGCTGTGATAAAGATGAACCTAGGCAAGAATCCAGACGCAACATGCTCAAACGTTACGGCACTAGTTACACGGTTCTTAATTCCTCCACCGAAAATGATGAGACGCGGATCACGGACTTCAATGACCTCTTTTCTCAACAGGCGCTTCTGTAATTTTCCATCGTACAGCTTAGTAAGCATTTCTGGCATACCAGCCATATAGTCTTTCTTTGCCATAGACTCAATGAGTCCAGAGAACTCATCACGAAGGAAAATAGACGGTTTCTTCGGCCGCAACGACAAACTAGTAAACATACCTTCAATGGAACCATCCGTCGCTAGAATCGTAGAAGGATCAACTTCCTCTAAAATATCCATCGCAATATCCATTGAAGTAGTCTTACGGGTAAGCGTTGTGTCTGCAAGAATCATGAACCAAAGATTAGGAATAATAGTTCCGAAAGATGTAGGCAGGCCAACAGAACCGCAAAGAATAGCAGAAAGAAGCACAAACGCTCCCGCTTGGTGGTATTGATATGCAGCGTCGCCAAGACCGCTAGCCCACTCAATATAACGCTCAACAAAACCAGGAGGATCATTTGCAATTAACGCTTTCTCTTCTCTGCTCATCAAAGACTCGATATTAGAGAAGTCCTCGATCGGTAGCTTTTTCTTAATTTCTGCTGTTTCCTGCGCACGACAAACCTCTTTCCAAAGTTGCGTTAAACTTCGGCGGTCACGGTCGTACTTATTACAGGCTGCATCGCGCGCAATAACAAACACTTTCTCACGTGAGAAACCTGCTTCAAACAACATAAGTTCAAGCTGCCAGAGTTTCTCACTCCACTTGTGCTCCATCGGAGTTTCAGTAAAGAGTTTGAGAATAAGAGGGCTAACTTCACGTCGAACCTTTTCAAGAATCTGCTCTCCTGATTCCTGTGGTAGCTCTTCCGGAAATTCCGCGTTAACGTACGTATAATCTGGCATTAACGGATAGTCGTCAAAGTCAGACATTCGATAGTAGCGCTTTTTGATCTCCCTGATCTTTACCACAGGGTAACCCATGTTATCAACATCTGGGTACTTGAAGTTAAATGTATCAGGAATCCGCAAAAGTTGAGTGATATCCCAGCCGCTAATATCTGCGCCATCGCTCTTGTGATAGTACGCGATTCTGCGACTTAAATCCTCAGCGTCCTTCGGATCGACTTCTGTACTCGGATCAAAAATCCAGTATGCTTGATACCTATCAGGCGATGATTCAATCGTGATCGACGGAGGCTGTAGCATTTTGTCAGGATTACATCGGTCAAGGTCAGACCACGCATTTGTGGTGATTGACACATAATCACGAGAACGCTTTTTCTGGCTGAAAAGCTGCGGGCAGAAATACGCATGATTCATCATACCATACTGCTCTACGGCATCTAGAGCTTGATCCAATTCATCAGGATAAGTGAACCAAAGCTCTGTCATTTTGCGCTTATCAGATGTATCGAGAAAAGCAAGACATAGGTAGCCCCTGTTCCTTCCGAACAGAAGCTTGAAAAACATCTCGCGCTTGAACTTTGAGTTAACCTCTTCTACCACTTCACAGCTTTCTTGATAGTTAGCGATTTAGGAGTGTTGAGGGCACAATTTCTTTGTCGTTTAATATCACGCAGCAACGTTATGGGTGCGGATACCCTCAGCACTTTATTGATTACGGAAGCAGCTTATTGGTCCGCTTCGCCTTCCCAGCCGCAACAGTCTCGTCGTTAAGAGGCTGGAAACCCTTAACGCTGTTCTCGTACTCCGCGGGCGCCCCGGGGTCAACGCCGTAACTCTTCTTCTTACGAAGAACGTTGGCGATGAGCTTCTTGCCCTTGAACTCTTCCGGCTCAGGAACAATGCCAGTTTCCAGAGCACCAGCAAAGCCAGTAGCCTTAAGCCACTGAGCCATGTAGAAGTTATTCGGCTTACCAGTCTGCTTGTCGTAGACTGTGAAGAGCATGATGTTCGGGAAGAACTTACGGTTGTTGAACGGGTTAGCCTCGTCCTCAACAGTAAGCTGCACCTTAAGCATCAGCTTGCCCTTATTATCGCCGTTCTTGACCTCAGCGATTTCCGCGTCAGACACAACACAGATGTAGTCCCCAGCAGGAACCGGGTCATACTTAGCAGAACTACCCTCAGCCTTAAGATCCTCTTCAGAGAAATCGATCTTGAATCCAGCCATTTTCTTGCCTTTCGTTGTTTACTTACTTACTTGCTTATGCTGACATTAAACTGTACAGCTTTTCCATCGTAGGATTCATAATGATCTGATCTAACTTACCAGATCGATCCTTAGCGATGGTTGTTTCTGTCTTGCCAGTGAGAAGCATCCGAAGCTGTTCCTCATCACCTGTTTCCTCGTTAACGCCTTCCTTCATATACATGAAGAAAACTTCATCGAGGAAGCCAGCGATTTCACCGGCAAGTTTGCCAGAGAGCGCAGGTCCATATGTGAACTTTCCAGTTCTAATGTCCTTGTCTTTGGCTGCTAAACATGTGAAGATGGTGTTGACTTCCAAATCACGGAAGCCACGAACGAACTTACGCATCTGTTCGAGGTTAATTCCCCACTCACGCATGGACGGAACTTCCTCAATCATCTTCGCATTATTCGCTGCAACATCTGCCATAATGTGTAGCATGTTGAACTTCTGAGCTTCAGACAACGAATCAATAACGATTGTCTGATACCCATGATCCGAGTCAGCGAGCGCATTGTAAAGTGCCTGCATTTCTCGCCAGTTCTTGACTCGTACAACCTCAACATCTGGATAAGTATGACGGAGTGATTCTGTCCCACCTTCCATATCGATGAAGAGGACCGGTCGCATTTCGGCTACCGCATCCGCGGAACCAGCTAGCACCGTTTTGCCAATACCTGGCTCTCCATATAACATGAAGTTAAAGTATTGGCTTCTTTGCGCAACCTTAGCTACGTCAAAGCCTAATTTTTCGAGTGAGAATGTACTAATCTGCTTGACCTCCGTGCTTCATTGTTATAACCAAATTGCTTGACTAAACGTGTCCAATGCTCTTGATGCGTGGCACACCACTGTAGCACGTCAGGATCATTCTGCCAAATAATTTGAAGTTCTCGATAATGCCGAGACTTGGTACGTAACAGCATTTCGAGTTCACGATCAAAACGACGTCTGCCGTTCTTATCACGAATCGGATTGAACTCTAAGATTTTACCGGCGCTCATAGTACGGTGCTTTCTGCTCAAACATTGTGTCGATAGTGTATTGATAATCTGCGCCAGTAGCGCGACCGATGCAAACTTGAAGAAACTCACAGTACGTACAGTTGAACTTGCCCGGCGACGGATAGATCACCTTTAGAGGATTTACCATTTCTCGCGCAGTATCGTACAAGTCTTTATACGCAATTGCAAGCTGCTCATTATTGCGTCTGATTGTCTCCCTGTGGTAGAACGGCTTGCCGTTATCGCGGAGCCAGTCTAAGAACTCATCATACGCACCAGATTCAAGACCTTCCGCGTCACCGAGAGAAATCTCATCAACGTACATATCGTAATCAGTATCCTGATTCTTGTCTACAGAATACCAACGACCCATACGCTTGGATTTATTTCGACTCGGCGGTTTCGGGAAAGTCTTAAGAGCCTCGTGGTAGATAAATCCGGCTACGTCTTTACCGAGCAACCACAGGGCAACAGCGTAGTTTGTGACCTGCTCATCAAGTTCAAGCCATTCCCACTTATCCATCAGACGTGCCGTAGTTTTCCAGTCAAGAATCCAAATCTTATTTGTGCGCTTATCACGCAAGATCAAGTCGATTTGACCTTCAAGATGAACAGGTAGACCATCCCAATAATTTCGGCGTGCTGCTTCTGTACGAAGCTCGTCCTCGTCAAAATCTGTTTGATCAATTTTTGCCCAACAACGATCGCACTTACACATCAAAGGCTCTTTAGTGTCAGGGTTCACAATCGGCACAGAGAATGTCTGTTCAACAGCGAGAGATTCGTAGTTAATATCCTCCACAGGAGCAACAGTACCGAAGTAATACTCTAGCATTCCCATGCCGAGTTCAATTCGTTCCTGATAATCCATGCGCTGTTCGATTGTGATTCCAGAACCAAGTTCCTCTTCCTGAGCTTTGCAAACCTCCACAAATTTCAGGATTGCGAGTTCTTTACGCGCGTCAGCAGGATAACCATTTGTCTGCGGATCATAGAAAACCTGCTTTGCCGCGTGGAATGCCGTACCAAATTCGAGCGGCTTTGCCGTAATCTTAGGATACAACATTCCAACGAACTTCATCTGATGCGCAAAGCGGCACTTTTTAAATAGCCGAATCTCAGAGACGTGAATCTCATGGACTAGTTGTTTCATAGTACGTCTCCGATGTTAGCTTTCATAATCTTGTCCTTAATATCGAAGCCGTAGTTGCTCAGTTTAAAGCTGGCGACTTCTGGATTAGGTTTGCCCGGCCTTTTGCAGATAGGACATACCCACCAACCGCGCTTTTGAAGTTGAGTCCATCCATCCCTTTTGTGATAGAAAGGATGTTCTTCATCACAAAATCGAGTAGGAAGCTTATACGACCCAGCTAGTATACCATACCCTGTCAACTCTTTTGTAACTGGATCAACTAGTTCTTGATGGAATCTAATAGCATCGTCCTCATCCTCAAACACTACGTAGGAGATAATCATGACATTTCTTTAACTGCAGATTCGGCCATTTTATTGAGAAAGACTACCACAGCAGTAGCTCTATCATGACTGAAATAGGTCAGTAGAATCTTACCATTTTTATCAAGAACGTCATAAACATACTCACGTTTCTCCCACTTAGAAACACCTTGATCACCGTATGTTAATACGTGGCGTTCTTCGTGTTCAGGCAGTTTTGGATATCTCTTTTGGCCCACCCGGAACAACTAAGTACTCCCTTGTTACTAGAACCCTATCATTGGAAATATCGACATTGACGATATTTTGATTCTCCAGTAGATCCGTGTTCAGCCCTAGAAGCTTAAGAGCCTCTAGGACCGAATCACGATACATTGCCGCAGGCTGGTTAGACAACTACCTTATCCTTACGGACTCGTGCCTTCTGACGAGTGACACCGCCGAAACGAACAAGATAGCGCTGGCTCAGGAAATTAACCAACTGGTCCCAAGTAAACATCACACCACTAGAACGCGGCCCGCTGGAATACCAAGAACCACCAGACTTGATGAAAGCATACTTGTAGATACGCTGGCGCTTAAATGCAGACTCAGAAACTGAATCTTCACGCTTGCACCACTTCACATCGGCGTAGAGAATATCGCCATCGTTGTAAATATCCTCGCCAAACTTCTTGTCACGCTCGTTAACAATTTCCAGAGCCTTAGCGGCCTGAGCCGCAAGAGCCTCAGCCTGTGCCCTGCTGATTGTTCCATTCATGATTTCTTCCTCCGTACAAATTTGATTATTGTTGTCGTCGTAGTATGAATTTCTTGAAAGATCGTATCCGACATTTACTTGATTTGCCGAATTCGTGGTGGTGATTCCGTTGTTAGTCAACAGTACGTTAACAACTCCGTTAGTGTCTGCATTATCAAGCGCGACTCCATAAGTTGACTCGCTCTTCATAATAACGTCACCAGCCTTGGGTGATGTTGGATCAGTAGTAGGAATCATAAATGTCTTACCGTACTGACCTTTGTAACGTGCGATACCTACCGGAGTGCGATTGAATTGATTCTCATACCGAATCAGATCACTATTTACCGTTCCCGACTCTAATAGTTCGCGTGATCCATCATCGTAAATCAGAATCTTCTTCCCATCTAAACAGTAGTTTACATACTGTAACGTACGAAACCTCTTCGCAACTAGACTGGTAAGTAAATCATTGTAGGGAATTTCTGCCATGTTACTCGATTCCTAGAATTTTCTTGATTGATGCCCAACTTCCATCTAGCTTTTCTAAACGTTCTCCATCAATTGTGTCGCGGGCAATAATGTCAACAATTGTGACGTTACTATGTTGTCCTCCACGATGCAGTCGATCTTCAGCCTGCATATTCTTATACGCGGACAGAGAACGATTTAGGAAAATCGCTGTCGAACACACATCCTGTAGTCCGTCCATACCCTCTGCCGCTGCTGCAATAACAGCAATGAATACTCTAAATTGACGATCACGAAACTGCCGTTGAAGATGCTCACGCTCAACCTTTGGAGTATCGCCAGACAAAACTCTACTATCAACTCCGCGGTCGTTGAGGTACTTATGAAACAGATACGCTGCCTTTTTGAATGAAGTAAAGACGATAACTGGCTCATCAAGGTCTTGAATAACCTCATAAGCAGCATCCATCTTACTTGATGGAAGCGCTAGATTAACCACTTCTTTCGGCTCATCATACCGCTCATCTGTCTCTTTATCAATCTTTGTTACATATTCAACGTTAATGATGGGAGTAGCTGTCGTGATCTGCATGAGGCGCGATAACTTGGAAGCAGCAATCTTTGCCACCAATGGTTGATCTTGGTGCTCTCCGACCCAAGCCACCATCTTCTCGAACATTTCATCATAGATTCGCTTCTGTTCCTTGTTAAGATCAACATAAAGCTTTTCATATGTCTTATCAGGAAGATAAGGCATAACGCCCTCGGGATGATGCTCACAACACTGACGCTTTTTAAGATGCTTTGAATAGTAGTCCTCCATAATATGATGAAGAACAGCCACGTTTTTCACACCTACAAACTTACGATACGACCCAGAATAATGCTGCTCTTGCTCACTTACTGCGTACTTCCCGCAGAACTTCCAGTAATCCGAGAATTGTGTAGGATAAAGCCAGTTTAAGACAGACCACAGGTTCCAAGGTACAGAACCCGATGCCGTGCCAGAGGCTGCATACTTCCTGAAACACCGTAACCTCTTAAAAGCTGTGGAGACACCTGAGTTTCTATTGGCGATATTATGAATCTCGTCACCGATAACGACTGAAAACATGATATCATCATGAATAATCTCGTCGATAACAAGACGAACTGCGGCCCAATGCATGATGTAAACATCATACTTTAGGTTATAGAGATCAGTCATAAACCACTTACGATGTAGACGATCAATGACTGTGTACTTAAGTTGCGGTGCCTGCTCGCTAAGCTTTTGTGCCCATGACTCAAACGTATTAATTGGAGCCACAACTAGAATTGGCAAGAGCAAGCCAGTTTCTTTTCTGACTTGCTCTCGCCACTCAATAGCTGTAGCAATTGCTGTATGGGTCTTACCTGTGCCCATATCACTACCGTTGAGAAAGGCTTTCACTTTTAGAGCTTTTTGAACATCTTCCTGCTGATACTCATAGAGTTCTTTGAAAGCCATGAATTATCCTCTCAGAAGGTATGCCTTGTTGTAGGCTTGTCGAATTCTTTCAATCCTTTTGCTGCTTTGCCTCCGACTACAACAGCTAATGCTGCAATAATCAATAGGCTGATGCAGACTGCGATAACAATCACTACTGCTGCTGTCGGCCAATCCATTACGGAGCAACCCTTCCATTTTTGATAAACATCGCATATGTGATCGGGAACTGGTTTTTGAATAATTCCTCCATCTTCAACGCGACTTGCTGAATTTCATAGAGCGGATGAGATGGATAACGTGCGGATAAATCCTCAATCCTGAGCGATAAGAAATGCATTAAGGATCGAGCATTGCAGGTCACGTACATCTGGCTATAAATTCCCACAGGAAGAACATCGCGGGCAACCTCCTTGGCGATGCCCTCGCTCAACATATGCTTATATTTCTCCCAAGCGAATGTATAAACGTCAATGAAGTCTGTATTCACAATCATGTGCAATCGCGCGTGCTCATTAATCTCCTCTTCTCCCTGTGGTAGCCGGTACTCGGGACGAGCCGATGTGCCGAAATTAACCAACGGGCGCTTCAATGAAGGAACATAAAAATCAGCAGGAAGCTCTGTGTAGCGACCACTCATTTCGTTATAGCTGAAACCGATGCGGTGCCTGTGAAACTCACGGAACACAAAGATAGGAGCCTTGACATAGAACTTCATCGAATTATGCTCAAACGGAGAACCATGCTTATGCTCCATCAAATAATTGATGAGTCCGCGATCCTTAGCTATATCCGAGATTGTGACATTCGCATTAGTGGATACCCGCGCAGCATCACAAATATCAGCGTCTGTTCCCATGTAGTCGATCAAATCAACCTCTGGTTCATCCAAAATTGTAATGTCACTCACAGTCTGCACACACTTCCTTTCCAGTTTCTTTCTCAGCAATTGAAAGTTCCATGTAGCATTTCTTACAGAACTTATTACTGTAGATTGTCTCTTTGTGCTTATGATATGTTGTGAAATCAGGGCAAGCAACGCATAAAATGAGTCCCTGATCCGTAAAAGCGATGTATTCGCCGACTACGATAGGATGCCCATTCGCGCACTTGCTTGCGTATTTAGCTGGAAAGCTCATGGAAGGTGCAATCCTGTACGCGGATCAACACGCCCCTTTAGAGATTCCTCATTTAATTCTTCCAACTGCTTAATCAACCGCTTAGCTTCTGCATCATCAGCGTCAAATCCCACATACGTCTTTTCAGTCGGATGTAAGTTAGGATCAGGAACTGTGCCATCAGAACGAACACTCACATTCCACGGTGTATCATACCATTCACATCGATTATTCGTACAGTAATACGTCAGAAGCTTTGACTTATCAGGCATAGGACGAGTGATACGCAGATCACCCGGCTCCTTACACATATAACATCTACTTGCTTCATCAATCGTCGCCATCAGTCAGATCCTTAAAATCAAAATCGTCGGCCTCTTGCTGAGGTACCACAGGGGTGAACTGTTTGAGCAAATCATTACCAACACCGTTGCTCTGATTGTTCAGTGAGATAAGTCCAGCCTGTAATGTCACCAGAATCTTAGTGTGCTGCTCTACAATGCCAGCCAGCCTAGAGACTTCCTGACGCATAGCTGCAACTGATTGCAGAGCTTTAGATGCTTTTGTATTCTGTGCGCCTGTTTTGGTGAGAAGCTCATCAAAATCATCAGGATCAGGACGTCCATTCAACTGGTAAATTGAAGTTGCGCCACCACCACCGCGACGAATCTGAGTCACATAATTCCCGCCAGTTAAATACCTAAAGATAGGAGTGTAGTAATTATTACTTAGTCCTAAGACTCGAATAATCTCTGTCGTCTTACCTTCATAAATAGGATCACCATTCTTGTCAATTGAATGTTCGTCCATATAATCATAGACTGCAAGAATGTGATCTAACATTCTAGGCTGATCTGCCATTAATATTCCTTAATCAGTATAGCCGCTTGCCAACCTTTGTGCTCCGTACAATACCATCGGGATTCCGATGATTGCAAATACCATTGTGAGAGTTAAGATCAGCCCAACGACGCTAAAACTATACCACCATATCTTAGTGGCTACGCTCATCCTGCATCTTTTCAACGCAACCAGAGTAACCAGCAATATCGACATAACTGTCGCGGTGGAAACCGTTCTGTGCCCGAGACGTTTTCATCAGAATCATCATGTTAGCAACGTCCTCGCCAGAGAGAGACACAAGAGGGACAGGAGGAACAATCGCCGCAGTATAATCACGCCTCTCGTTGTAGTTCGCAATGAATTTACGAACATGACGTTCAATATATGTGCTCCAAAAATCAGCAACCTGCTGGAAGCTTTCAAGAACTGCGCCATACTGCTGTCGGCGCTCACCGTTGATGATATTCTCAGCTTCCATTAGAACTGTCTTGGAAGGCTTAATTTCCGTATTGCTTACATCTGTCATTACAAACCTCGTACCGTTGATGATCGTGAACCTTTACTGTGCTATTTGGATGAACCCGAACCCATTTTTCTGCTGCTTCTTGCTGTGCTGCCAGATCAGTAATTCCCGGCAGATGATACATTTCCCTAATTCTCATTTATATGTGTACCTTCTAAAGCAATGAAGCGCTTAGCTCTAATAGAATATATCAACTTTTCATTTTCTCGCCCAACTGTAATATCATCAAGTTCAAGAATTTTCAACACACGCAACGCTGAAATTTTCTCCAAACACGAGTAATGAAAATCGCTTCCGTACACACTAGCATCAACATGGTCGTGTAAATCGTTAATTTCATTTCCACATTGATTGCACAGAATTGTAGTTCTCTTTGATATTAGAATGGACTCGTTTCTTGAACAGAATTATATGCCATAAACAAATCCGCTTTCGAGAATGAGACCTGAATTAGATCATTAAATCTGTACGATGCAGGATTGAACAAGCCCATCAGGAACTCTTTAAGAGTCAAATCTTCAGGAACATCAAGTGCTGTGATTCTGGTTTCACCATGATCGCCAAGATTAACATCGCGCATCATAAGTGTGGCGATGTTAACTAACTGCTTTCCTGTGCCAGAACAAACGTGACACGGAATAAGATTAGGCTCTTTGTCTTTCCAATAGCGGTTAGTATTGATCTGTCCATTTTCGCAACTAGTGTTTGTGCATTTAAATTCGAGCGTAATCATTTTTACACCCCCTTTCGTGGCGCTAGTGGGATTCGAACCCACACTGAATCGGGTTTAAGCCGACTTCCTCTGCCGTTTGGGATACAGCGCCATATAGGTGTGTAGTGCTTGCCCTCGGGACTACACGTTTCCATCACAGCCCGGAATCGATAGCTTATCTGTGAAACCTGTTAGAGTGAAGTAATCACTCCGTAGCGTAGACGGGACTCGAACCCGCACAACTCTGATTGAAAGTCAGAGAGACTAACCATTATCCTACTACGCCAAGCGCACGGAGATTCTAGTAGGTATCCGTGACTAACTCCAACAATTACCTAGTTGGTTTCGGGCTATGTGTGCTCGCCCAAACATAGCGCAACTAGCTAGTATCTACTTTAACTAGCAATCGCTTGGCTCGACTAGACCGGCCAAGATTAAGGGAATAGTAGGTGGGTTTTTATGGCAGTCGCACATTAAGTCAGGTGACTGTAGCTGACGCCTACTATTCCGGCTTTATCAATCCTCGAACTCTTCCTTGGTATGAGCATCCATATCATCGGCATCGCTAACGTCCATAACCTGAACGTCACCGGACTCAATAAGCTGAGCAATAATATCTTGCAGACTACTGCCCATTGCCTGCTGTTCCTCGGCATAACGCTTTGCATTATCACCAGCATTATACACAACTTCGCCCTCATTAATGATGGGCTTATTAGTGAAGTCAGAAAGATCAGCAAGCGTAGTGTTGATAGTACGTGTAATGTAAGTCTTCACATTCTCGCTGATAGCGAAGAAACTGAGGAAGTTATTCGCGTTAACCCATTCCTCAATCTCAGCACGCTTATCAGCATCCTCTTCGATCATCGACCATTCCTTAGCAATAAGGCGGTCAACATCAATCACACGAAGAACAGCATCATTGCAACAACCTTCCATCAGTATCAGTGACGAATGTTCCAGCAGGGACCATGTAGGAAATGTACATTTCCACGATAGCCTTAAGATCACGCTCTGCAACTTCCTCAGTCGTCTCGGCAGTTGTCTCAGTCACTTAAATCTCCTTGAATTAAATCTTCCATTGCTTGACTTGCTTCTTCGTAACAGTCACCACACAAACCAGTGTCAATGACTCGTAAATCTTCCTCGGTAGCTTCTGGCCAATAGTCTCTGACCTTGCCTATTGCAGCTAAAATCTTAGTGAAATGCTGGGATGGTACGCGGACAAATACAGTCAACCCACAACCCGGGCATACACGTACGTACGGTGTAGTTTTATTAGCCATACGCCATCGTAACTCCTTATGTATAATTGGACGATTTTCGAGCCTCCTGTGGGAATTGAACCCACGACCTTTCGCTTACAAGGCGAATGCTCTGCCAACTGAGCTAAAGAGGCAATCGCTGGCGGTGGGAGAACTTTGTTACCTAGAGCCTCGTATCCACACTTACCCGTAACATTGACCAGCATTCATATCAAGCTTCGTGCTTGCCCTTATAACGATGCGAGACCCAAAGTAGAATTGAGCCAGCAATAAGAACAGCGCCAAGCGTATACCAAACCCAAAGCGGATAATCAAAGCCAGTCTTAGCTAGTGAATCTCCGCCGATATAGACCTGCTTAGTTGCAGTTACCTTAACTGTAGCCTTTTCAGTCGCGGTCTCTGTAGCTGTCGCAGTTACCACAGGGGCAGTAGCTGTAACAGTTTCAGCAGGAAGCGTAGCTGTTTCAGTAACTACTGATGTGGCAGTTGCTGTAATTGTAGCGGTAGCTGTAGGTTGTGGGGCACATGGACAAGCACCTAGCTTATCTCCATGAGCTTTATGTGCTGGCCAAGCACTTTCATCAATAGCAATCGTATGATTGTTATGACAAATCACTATCGGAGTATGACCTCCACCACCGCCTGTTGCAAATGCCGGTACTGTGAACAGCATCAACCCTGTGGTAGCAAATAAAATGCTAACCAGACGTCTCACTAAATCCCCCTTTCATTAAACTTGCGTGCGCCCACAGAGACTCGAACTCTGGACCCGCGGATTAAGCGAGTAACCATTAACGCTTTATAACGTGCCCCCGGGGAATTACGATATCCCGACCCTCCGCTTAAAAGGCGGATGCTCTTCCTCTGAGCTACGGAGGCGTAGGCGCCATTCTAACTACGGAATGTCGATAGAAATTCTACCACATGTAGTCTGAGAATTAACTGTCACAACTGACAGTCCACGAGCGTAACAGTTATCTTGAAGCTTCTGATATGCGTCATGCCCGCGCAGAATCGAAATGGTAATCCATGACAACACACTGAATGTAATTGCGATAATCACCGTCCAAGCAACCCAATAACTCCCTGGGTTTGAAAACATCTTGCTACTCATTGAAATGATCCTTCCAATTGTATACTTATAGATATCATGTTTTTGGGGCAAAGAAATCCCTTACTAGTTCCTGCTGAAACTAGTAAGGGACTCTTTTGGATTATATATGGTGGAGCCGATGCCACCGCTAAAATGCATCTGCTGCCAATAGCTACGCCGCCAAGCGCTAATGCTATCCAGCTACGGTTATCCTCATTAGTTGGCGCTAACGAGTCCGGGCCTAATAAAAGCCTAGGAAGTCCTAGGAGCAATGTTGTAACCAGCGTAGGTTGCCGGTCCGAAAGTTCAGTTAGTTTAGTGCAAGCACAGAGCGTCTAACGAACTTACAATAAAGCTCTAGTGAATTGGTGAGGGTCGAACTCACTAGCACATCGGAGACCAATCGCCCAAGCATCCGAACAAAAGTGCCAACAGCCTGTGGTGAGTAGTATTACGTTGCCGCGTAATTTAACTACTCCTGTCAATTCAACCAGTTTGCTACTACATCGCCGGGAAGGACAGTCAGCAATGGAGCAAACAAACTGAGAACTAATCTATTGACCGCTTACCAGATTCAAAATAGATTAGTTCAGTGGGTGCTCAGGACTCGAACCTGAGAGTATGCCATTCACCCAACCATTCAGTTGTATCTGGACTACCTGCTCATACAGCGAGAGAGGAGGAATCACGATGAGTTACGGTAGTTTTTTCCAGATACTACCAAACTGATTAGCCGATATTACTCGGCAGCCTCATCGGAAATCTTCTCAACAGCGTAACCAAGCTTCTCAGCACGCTTCAGGAAAGCCTCGCGGGACTTCTCAGCACGCTCCGCAGCCTTATTAGCAGCCTCAGCCTTACGCTCAGCAATAGCCGCAGCAGCAGCAGGAGTTGTCAGGAACTCATTATAAAGCTTCTGAGCGAGAATGACACTTCGCTCATCAACCCACAGACCAGTGGATTCCTTCAGCCAGCCGATAAAATCGGACTGAGCCTTAGTAACCTCAGCAGTCTTTGCATTCTCGATCTTCTGTTCGAGAGTCATAGCCTTACGACCACGAGCCATTTTACTTCTCCTTGTGTTTTGGGCGATTGATTTTGTTTCGCCATTAACTGTTGTTGTACTGGTTTGAACCAGCTAATTAAGTTTTGCGGATTTCGGGGGCCTCCCGGCCAGACCTCCATCCCTCACTACGATCATAGCATAGGTTTGGTCCGTGTCAAGTTTTTGGTTTGAACGCGGATCAGATGCGCGATGGTTGAACGTTGAACTACATGGTCCACTCTGGTGCCGAGAGGCACCGACCACAGGGTAGGTGGCTGGTGCGAGGCTTGGCGGTGACAGCCTGCCAGCCCGTGCCGGGACACTGGCCTAGGGTCAGTCTGTCGCGTGGCTCAGATCGGCACACAGGGCCGCTCAATAATGGTTCTTACTATTCGAGATATGATAAATCACAGTAAGAACTACAATTGTGAGAATCATAACCAGAGCATAGAGCCACCGAATTGATGGATCAGAATCCTTAGCTACTAGAGCTAGGAATGTAATTGATGCGCCTGACAAGAACGCGTAAACTAGTCCGTTCATAGCAATTTTATTCCTCTTCCTGCTCCCGCAATGCTAGGACTCTTGCTGCGTCCATACGCGTGAGAATCTCGAACAGAATCTCCTGAATGTCCTTATCCTCATTCGGGTAGCGCGTAATCCTAGGATCATTTGCATCCTGCGCTGCATCAATGAGGAACTTCAAAAGCGTATCGTCAGAGAGTCCACGAAGAATACGCTTCTTCTGTGACTGTGTAGACACGTTCCTCAGTTTTGAGCGCGGCTCAACTGGCCTCGGTTTTGGTAGCATCTTTTCGTCAATCATTTTCCATCGCCTTAAACTCCATGTTAGTTGTCCATGCTCTATATGTTGCTGAACCATCAGTTATTGTGACCCACTGACCGGGTTTCCATGCTAACCCGTTAGGGCCACACCAGATACATTCATCTCGCTCGGCATTCATCATGTGGAGATTCAATGCGCCTATAGGACACCACTGACTTTGCTTTTTTCTAGCCATTTATCGAAACGTCCTCTTCACTCGTTCCTTTACAGGATGCCAGCATCCACGTTCAATACGCTTTTGAATCTCTTCAAACGCTGTGTACAGATTGTTCTCTGCTTCCTTGTCGTCGGAGTATGAATTACCAAGCACAGTCTTAAGTCTAGCTTTTGCTAGTGCTCCATACTCTGCGAGCAGATCCTTATCACAAAGGCTCGATACTTTCTCGGCAAAGTCAAGACAGTCTGTGTCAACTGGAATGGCAAGTACAGCAGTCATTTGTCAGACTCCTAGATTGATGAGACGGATTTTGTCAGTAAGAAGCAGCGGGACTACGGATAGGTCACCATCCATATCCAAGAAAACAAACGTCACCTTGCGATAATACTCTGGTCCACCCTTGGGAAAGATGTACCCTTGATAGACTGAGCCACTTTCCATTGTGACTTCAACCCATGCCCTGTGGTAAGCTTCTGGATTAGCCAGAATCCTGTCAAGTTCCAGCATATTACTGCTCCGTCCAGTACGTCGTGTAATTTGTAGATGCAAGACTTCGTTTGTTAATCGATGCCAGAGCTTTCCTAAGCGTATTCTGATGCCTACTCGTAACTGTGCTATACTTCACATTTGGGACTACCCAAATATACGGATGAGTTTCAGTAGCAGGAGCAGCAAGCCACGCAATAGGCGTATCGTAATCATACACCATAAATGCAACACGGTGACTTTTACATGCATCGATAACAAACTGCGGCAATCTGCTGTCAATACGCATAGCAAAATCTTCACCGATAGTAGGCAACCCATGAGTCAGCCCGGGATAGAAAGCTACGCCACGCATAGCTCCGTTAGTGTAGAAATTATCTCTCGCAGAAAGCTTTGCTGCAATTGCTTCAACATCACGCACGCTGATCTTATTGCGGCTTTGCGACTTACTCATTCCAATCACGTTCCTCTGCGATCTTCTGAACCTGCTTCTGAAACTCGAGAAATTCGTAGTAACTGAACGTGAACGTAATTGGCTCCTGATTTCCATCATTGTCAATTGTCACAAGATCCACGTTCATCCATTGCCGGATATTCTCAGGATCTGATCCGACAGAATCATCGAGCTTTACCTGAGGATCATTAACACGATTCCGGTACGGACTCGGAGTGAAATGCGGGTCAAAGAACAGCTTCTTGTTCTCGTTAGAATTCGCCATGATTCTCTGCCTCCGTGTTAAGAATTGAGATTGAGTTGTTGATGTTCTTGATTTCCTTGCGAACAAGTTCGCATGACATTCCGGGCATCACTCTAACCAGTTCCTGCATTGTGCGTGCGAGATTATCGAGTAGTTCCTGAGCCTTAGCTAGATCCTTCATTTTACGTCCTTCCAAAGTCCGGGCATTGAATCGAGTTCATCCTGAGTGTACTTACAGCCTGCATAAGCAGGACGTGTATAACGAGCCGCATAAGTGAGCAGAGACGTACGCAGAAGGTCATAAGCGCTACGCTTAAAGCTGTAATCACTGAGAATTCCATCTTTGGCAGGGAACACATCGATGTTTCCAGTGTTGTAATCAACCTTGCCCTTATAGGTTTCCCAGCATAGCGCACGCTTATATTCAGTACGTGAATACCAACCTCCATATTCACGTTCATCAAAATACACGTACGTCAGTCGATCAATTCCGTCACGCCATCTGTAAACCAGACGGAACATGTGGGTTTCATTGTCCCAACTGATACGAGCAATGAAATTTTCCTTCGCAATCAAGTCACGAATGCGCTGCACAGTCGTGTGTTGATTAGCCATTAGAATTCCTCTCCATTAAGTTCTGCGATTGCCTTGTATGTTTCAACTTCGGCAATACAATTTTCGTGGGAATGCTGTCCGGTGCGTTCCAGCGTTGCACGCGCCAGACTAGCGCTTTTCATAACACTAACCAATGACAGCAGAGCATCACCGATAAGATTAAACTGAGCACAAGTCAACTCATCGAGCATCATTGTAGTCAGAATATCAGGAATCTTTTCCCTACGCTCTTCGTCATTGGTCAGGGCAGATTCACAGTAAAGACTAATCATCCGCGAGATTTGCCGTTGCAAAACATCTGCTCTTGCTTCCGCAATGCAATGCGGCAGTTCATTTTCCATTAGAAGTACACCTTTTCATACTTTCTGATCCAGTTTTCATAACAAACTGAATCGTACTGTTCCGTAATCCACTGGTTTTCAAGTGTATCAGCGAACTGTTTTGCAGTCCACTGACGAACCTTATCCTCACGCCACAATTTCTCCGCGTAACGAATGCGTGCCACCCTGCCATTAATCAGCCTAGCCAGTTGTTTAGCAAGCTTTTCCTGCTTGATCTGCGCCTCAGACTTCTTGAATCTGAAAACACACTGAGATTTAGTTACCACCCTGATTTCTACTGCACAGGTATCGTAACGGCGCAGACGATAGCCGCTGTTAAACAGAATAAGTTGCTCACACGGCTTGAACCAGCGATTCATCTGCTCAATCGAAACAAAGCCAAACAGATCGACGTCATGATTGATTGAATAGCTAGAGTTTTCTGCCTCGATCGAAGGATGCTCACTACCCGGACCAATGTATGCACAATGACTGCGCAGCATCTTCTCACACTCACGAGTATGAATGTCACGGTAACGGTACGGACCTTTGTTGTCCGTAATATGCTCAAAGCGGTAAACAGGCATTGATCCGATTCCTTCCAATCAGAGCGATTCAAGAATTTCGTGGATTCCGAACTCATAGGCATCATAGAGTTCAGACAAAACCGAGTAGTTTGTGTAATTACCTGCTGGCGAATCACGTTCGGTGTTGTTCCAATCGCAGCAATCGCCGGGAGTGGAGTAAGGAACATACATCTTCACTGGAATTTCTTCAATTCCACAGAATGCTGCTGCAATAAGCCTGTGGTGCCCATTACCCATCTGGAAACTGCCGTTATGGTAGTTTACATTGATAGGACACACAAATCCGTAGCGAAGCAGCGAGTCAATCAAGTACCCCATCTGGTCGTCCATGATCTTTTCTTGAATTGCCACAGTGAACCAATGCTCGCCGTTCCATGGCACAACATCAACGGACGTATCGATAGTCTTGATTAGCTTTGCAAGAGGAACTGTAACAACTACATCGTCCCGGAGTGCTTTGCGGAGTTTCTTGGCGATTTTCTTTGACATAGCTAAACAGCCCATTCTGACAGCAGCGCATTGCGCCGACGATTCTGCTCCTTATTGATACGTCGCAGTTGACGACGCACCTTCTTTGTCTGTGGCATACTGAGAAGCTCAGTTACCATGAGAGTGAGTTCCCAATCAGGAACACGGCGATAACTCAACATTTATTGCTCCTAAAAATCGGGGTTTCCCCAATGACTACCACAGGGGTATGTAACAATCAAACGCACAAACCAAACCAGAACTATTGAGCCCATTGCTCGCCCGATTAATGTATTCGTCGTTTGTAGTTGGTTGTTTACACACCCTGTGGTAATCAATGGCCGAGACACCGATCAGTTGGACCGTTTCGGGTGAACTTCGCGCACGATGTAACGAATGGCCTCATTCAGTGTTGCGAATGTTGCGGACTCGAATTCGTACATCATTCCGTAGCTGTCAGATGCTACGTAAATGCGGTACGTGGTGCCGTCCAACATCGTGACAGTTACCATCTTCATTTTTCATTCTCTTTCTTTTGGTTGGCTAGATTAGTAGACCAGAACGAATCTATCTGCCTTGTAGAGGATAGCGTTCATCATCTTCGTTTTGGTCGGATCGAAGTAATGCTTTGCTCTGTACCTGACTGTAAGTGGCGAGTAGATACTCGGCCTCGGATTACTGCTATTGTTTCCGTAGGCATTAAAGTGAACGATGTTCGGCGTGTCGAATGTGAGATATCCGACAATTGGCTTGTCAGATCCGTCACACGCAACGCCTACATTTCCCATGATGAACTTGTGCTTGACTCCGTGATTAGCAGGATGCATTTCAATTTCCTTACTTTGCTTGATTAACAGTGTGCCACATTTCGAGGATCTGCTTGTTGATGTACGCATTTGATGGGTTGAATTCGTTCTTTTCCGAGGACGTTTCTTCGGTCAGAACACATGAGGCGAGATAGAAATTGCTTTCAAGACGCGCGCCAAACTCACGAATCCAATCAGCAAGATCGACTTCAGACTCTGCATCGAAATCGACCATATCCAGAATCTGCCACATGTTGTAGAACTGAGCAGACGCATTGTTGTCGTTGAATCGGAACGGCCGATTGTGATGGACGCGATAAGAGACTCCTTCAGAATGAACGAGGAAAATCTCTCCCGTGTTTTCGTTGATACCACAGGCATAGTGGTCAAAAGGCGCGTATTTCTGCAGTACCTCGCGGCCCGTGTCATTCAGCTTGTGGAGCTTGATCCCTCGTTTGCGTTCACTCATTGTTTGTTTCTTTCTCTCCTAGAAAGGTTCGACTTGCTCAACGCGGCGATAACAATCCCTGTTACCTTGCTTATCAGTGTGATGGCATTCCCAATAACCAGTAATGAGTTGCCCCTTGAACTTGAAAGCATAGAACCAATAGTTTGACCGAGCGTGACCACAGGGGGCACGCCCGATCAACTTAAGCCACCAGTTTTTCATCTGGATCTTTTCAGCGGAATGAATTCGAGATGAATATCGTCCGGGATGAATCCTTCAGTCAAACCTCCGTTCGTTTCGGTGACGACGACACGAAGGAGGTTCTTCTTCATGAAGATGAAACTTGCAGGCGCGTATTGTTTGCTAGCATCACGCCAAATCATGACGATCTTTTCGCCGCGGCTCTTGTCGAATTCGACGCGCTCGATATTGGTACGAACATACGATCCCGGGATCAACTTGCCATCGACTTGCTTGTGTCCTTTGTAGACAACCGTGAACGACATTTCAGTTTCCTTTGTTAGTTCTTGTTGTTCTGGTTGTTCATGATCGTCGTGAACGAGTGGCCGATCAAGGTCATGTTGCGAACCTGATCGTCGGTCAGATTGTGGGAAGTGTTCTTGCCGGTCAGAATGCGACGGACCTCGCGCTGGCCGAGACCGAAGTTCTCGACCTTCAGATCGTGCAGCTTGTTGTTCTTGTTCAGGTTGTTCTGGTTGGAACGGCCGACGTTTCCATCGTGCTTGTTCTTGTTCGAGTTCTTCGCGGAATTGCGCACGCGACGAAGCTTGTTGTTCGGATTGCTCATCCGGTGGGACGCGGGGTTGCCCTTTGCGGAGTTTGCGTTTGCCATGATTGTAGATCCTTTCCAGTAAACAAGTCACGGTGTTGTGATCTTGTGCATCTACAGTTTGTTGCGTTTGTTGCGTTTATTACGTACTGCCGTGAGTTGCTGGGAATCGAACCCGACCTAGTTTCTAGGCCAGAAAGACTCACATCTTTCTAGTTCATTGGGAGCTAGTTGTTAGCTTTACTCCTATGATTATCCATTCAACTCTACCACTAATCAGATTAACATAACTAGCTAATCTGACTAGATTAACTGGTTAATCTGACTAGATGGGTATATCACTACAATTGTTATAAAGGTTCTAGAAAGTTCCCCACATTACTCTATCTCTCTCTCTATTGTATATATAGTGTATTTGTGTGTTAGAGTGTATAGAGAGGTATGTTGTAGTAGGTACCTTGTTGTGTTCTATGTACACCTAGAGAGACGCATTTCGATAATGGCCATATCTTTAAGATAGTTGAATACCAATTGGTATTGAACCCAAAACCAAAGGTATCCTAAGCGCCTACCGTAAGATATAGTTACTACTTTTGTATATCTATCCAATACCATGTTATCCTGCCTGGTATTGACCCTCTACCCAAAGATATACAATCACTGCCCCCGGCTGGCTTGCCCCCCCCCCTGTGGTACTAGCGAGCGTAGCGAGCGGCCCCGGAAATTAAATCCGGCGCTGGGCTCTCGATTTTTTCATGATGGAAACTTCATACAGTGTCCCGTCCCCGCCCTTTTAAATTGAGCGCTATTTCTAGCGCTCAATTTGTCAGAACTTATACGTGGTGGATTCAGCGCGCTTTGGTTTCGTGCGCCAAATTTCGGCCTGCCGTCTGCTCACCCGCCCGGACCGCTTGCGATTCTCCGCTTTGGTCGGAATTTCCAAAGCGGCGTCCGTTTCCGCGACCAATTGAGCGGTGAGAATGGCGAGAGAGTCTAGGTTGATCCTCTCGCCATTCACACGGACGAACATCGCTTAGGCGTTGATCTTAGCCGCAAGCGCGACGATCGCGGCCAACTGCTCAGGAGTGAGAGCGGAAACAAGCGTTTCCGCAGTGAGCGACGCGGTCACGTTCTGCACGGCCGCGCGGACCTTGTTTGCCTCAGCCTCGGCCTCAAGTTCGGCGATACGCGCGGTCGCGTTCCTGTATTCGTCCGATTCCGTCCAGAACTTGTTGACCGGCGACATGTGCGCGAGGATCATAACGCGCATGGCGTTATCGTCGAACGTCACGCCGTAGACCTTGGACAGGAATTCGGCCTTTGCCTTATCCATGATTCCGGCATTCTGGGAACGCGTCATGATCTTGTCATGCGTCCAAATGACAGACCCCGGCTTGCGTCCGCGCTTGCCCTTGGTCTCAGGGGCATCCTGAGTCTGGACAGACTTGTCCTGTGAAACGGCCATGATTAAACCATCCTTCCTATTAGGTTTGGGCATAGAGGTATCCCGTTGATCCCTCCGTCCCTTTTTTCTGTTGTGAGATAAGTGTAACAGCAAAAAGGGGTTCAGAACCTAAATATAAGGTACATGTTTTCTCAGGAAACCGTATATATCTGAGAGTTTACTGAGAATGTTCGATTTTTTAGCTATAATATGTTCGATTTTTGATCGATTCGACGGGCGGTATATCCCCGTACAAATTTTTTGTCATTTGGAAGTTATACAATGTTATACAGTTTTGTCAGTGTCTACTGCACGCGCGTACGCGCACACACCCGCGNGGAAGTTATACAATGTTATACAGTTTTGTCAGTGTCTACTGCACGCGCGTACGCGCACACACCCGCGTGCGCGTATACACCCGAAAAACTTGCATGTCAAGTCTTAGCGTGCTACCCTCAGGGTATGAGCGTACAGGCAACGGCTACCATACACACTGAATTGGTAGATAACTTAGGGCAGAGTGAATTAGCACTCTCCATTACGCCTGCTGAAAAATTCGTCATTACGCCTGTAAAAAATTCCCCAGGACCGATTTTCGATCCGTTCGAGACATTATCTCTGAGTCTGATTCGTGAAAAGAATCACTGGACTCATATGCATACTGATCCCGATGAGTCTGAAGTTAGAACACCTGATGATTTTGATTCGCTCTTATTTGACTTTTACCCGTCTCCTGTAGATTTACCGATTATCCGAAAGGATACGGTCAAAGCTTACTCGATCATGCGGGAGAAGATGAAGAAGCGTTTAGCTGTCGCTAACGCAAATCGAGAGATTGAACGGAGGAAACTCGGCATGGCTGGAAACGAAAACGGTTGGGACTTCACCGAAAATACTGACGATGAAGGCGACAACGGTATCTCCAAGCCGATTGACCCGAACGATCCGAACGCGTCAAAGGATATTCCCGCAGAAGTGTGGGTTCCGTCGAGAGCTCTTGAAGCTATCAATATGGAAAAGGCACTTGAACCGGAAATCTCTGACACAGCGTTAGCACAGAAGATCCTCAAAGAAAATCTTCCGCTGGTTGCGGTCGGCATTACGCATACTGCAAAGTATGCATCTGATGCTCGACTTCGTTTCCAGGCGCAAACATACGTTATGGATCGTGTTCTTGGTAAGGTTGGCACTTCTGTGGTCAACGATGATTCCCCGCTCGACGAACTCAACAAGCAGCTTATGGAGCTTGTTAACGCCGCCGTTGCTGAGGATTCTGAATAATTAGACCGATTGGTCCAAGGAGAATCGACCTATGACGTCTCTAACGTTAGAACAGAAAAAGTTAAGGCTTCTTAGGTCGGGTTTCTTCAAACAGATCAACTACACTCCGCATCCTGAACAACAGTTGTACCACAACTCACTTGCGCGGTTCAGGATTCCAACCTGTGGTAGGCGATTCGGGAAAAGCCTCATGGCTGCCCGCGATCTTGAAGCTAAATTATTCCTTCCTAATAAGCGCTTCTGGATTGTAGGACCGACTTATTCGCTTGGTGAGAAAGAATTCCGTGTTGTCTGGAACGATTTAATTATCGGACAGAAACTCGGGCGCGATCCGCGAGTAAAAAAGTCCTACAGTCCGAAGCAGGGCGATATGTACATTGAATTTACAGATCGCCATACAATTCTCGAGGTTAAATCAGCTGATAATGTTGACACTCTGGTCGGTGACGCATTAGATGGCGTGATTATGTCAGAGGCTGCGAAGCATAAGCCTGATACTTGGGACAAATATATTCGACCTGCACTTTCTGATAGGCGTGGTACGGCAGATTTCCCGACGACACCCGAGGGATTCAACTGGCTATATGATTTATGGCTGCTTGGCCGTGACAAAACCTTACCAGAATACGAAAGCTGGCGTTTCCCGAGTTGGATGAACACATTCGTCTATCCAATGGGGGAAAATGATCCTGAAATTTCCCTGTTGAAGCGCACAATGACAAAAGAAGCGTTCAATCAGGAGATTGCAGCTGACTTCTCTAGCTTCGTTGGTAAGATTTATCCCGAATGGGATATCAATGTCCACGTCGTTAATCAGGTTTTCAACCCAAACTGGCCGAATTACATTGCTTTTGACTGGGGTTATACGAACCCGTTGGCCGCAGTCGAGTTTCAAATCAGTCCTTGGGACACAGTTCATGTATGGCGAGTGCATTACAAGAGTCACACAACACTCGAAAAGCACTTAGAACTCATGAAACAGCGCGAACAACCTGATGGATATCACATCAACATGATGTTTGGTGATGCTGCTGATCCAGAAGCTGTCGCTACTGTTAATGAAAAGTTCGGACCATGCGTTGCTGATCCCAATGCCAAGACTAACTGGCGTGATGGGATTGATCTAGTTAGAGGATTTCTCGAGCGTCAGGTTGATGAAGATGAATTTGGTGGTCCAATTTTCGGACCGGCACTCTTTGTTGACCCGTCTTGTACTGATATCATCCGTGAGTTTAACAACTATCGATCGCCGGAGTCAGCTACAGGTAAAAATGTCACTGAAATGGGAATCAAGCAAGACGATCACGCGCTTGATGCTCTTAGATATGGTTTAGTCCATATCTTCAGGTTAGGTGCTACAGCATCAATTACTGACACAATGGATCTTGGTACTAACATGCGGCCTCTCGCAAATAAAGGAACCATGGTTCGTGTTCTTGATGGTCCTACAAATGGAGCACCAACTAAGTTGCAGCCGAATCTTAACCAGATGTTACCGGGACTCGTCACAGATGTATCCGATATCTTCGGTTCGGAAGCTGGCTTCTTTACAACGCTAGGAGAGTTTTGAACACTCTGAACAAAATCAAAGCATGGTTCGGGTTCAAAACGTCCGACAGCGCACAGACGGAACCTGAATTAACTTTACCTGACGTACTCCGTCAGTTTAAGATTGTAGAAGTTGTACCTCGTTCAAATGAGTTCGGACCTTATGTTATCGTTACAGAACGTGATGGAATCGGACAAGGAAACTCCGGAGAGCTTGATTTTGTAGATCCTGATCCTACTCCGTTCGGAATGAATGAAGCTTATAATCAGGCTTACTCTGAAATCGTGCGCTCTACTATTACCCCTGTGGTAAGCGGCCGCGGAGCGGTCGCACTTAAAGAGAAGCCGCAGATGGGCGAGATTGGTAGTTCTAGTCCTAGTCCTTACACATCTGGGTTCTACAAGCGGGAATATAACAAAGACCTTGAAGGTCTTAACGGGCTCGAGATTTTCAATAAGATGAGAAGTGACGGCGTAATTGCTGGTTCACTTCTGCTGTTCAAGACTCCCGTGTATGCAGCTAATTGGTTTATGAAGCCTGCTTCGCGTGACCCGTTTGATGTTGAAGTCTCGGATTTCGTTTGGAAATGCTTAACTGAATATATGAGCATTACATGGACACAGGTTAAGCTTGAGTCGATGTTAATGTGTGACTTCGGATATTACATGTTCGAGAAGGTGTGGGAGCAGCGTAAGATCGATGGCGTTAATCGCATAGTTCTTAAGAAACTCGCTCCGCGTCACCCGATGGACGTGAAAGAATGGAACTTCGATGCTAACGGTGGTCCTAACTCCGTAAAAATGTATCGAGCCATGGATCTCGAAATCAGTGAAGTTACTATTCCAATTGAGAAGTTAATTGTTCTGACTCTTAACCGTGAAGCCAATGATATTACTGGCCGCTCAATGATGCGTCCGATGTATAAGCATTGGTACTTCAAGGAACAACTTTATAAGATTGATGCGATTCAAAAAGAACGGCATGGTATCGGCGTCCCTATCATCAAGCTTCCTCCGAACTTTGATGAAGCAGCTAAAACCGCCGCTAACGAGTTAGGCCGAAATCTTCGCACAAATGAACGTGCCCATGTGGTTCTTCCCCCCGGATGGGAGGTCATGTTTGCGAAGCTTGAAGGTCAGCCGGTTGATGCAATCAAGTCTATCGAAATGCACGATAAGGCAATTCGAGAGAGCATTCTTGCATCGTTCCTTTCTAGTGAAACCATTACAAAGGAAGAGGACGTGGGATTGTTCCTCAAGGCTTCACGATTCGTCGCTGATTCTATTTGTGATGCATTTAATCTGTATGTTATTCCTGAGTTAGTTCGTTACAACTTTGGTAAAGACGCAAAGGTTCCGCGTCTTTCTGTTCGCCGTATTGGTGAGCAGGCTGATTGGCGCGTTATGTCGTTTGCTATTCGTAGCCTTGTTGGTGCTGGAATTATCCGTCCCGACGATCGGCTTGAAGAGCGACTTCGAGAAGAAATGGATCTTCCGGAAGCTGATGTTGCGACAATGCGTGTTGTCGCTGCACCACAGGGTGGTCCTCAACAGCAGCCGCAAAATTCAACTGCCAGTAAAACTACTGGAACTGCGGATAGTGCTGGGTTACCGAGACAGACTCCAGTTGCTACGCCAAAATTACCGGGAGGTAATGCTGGGAACGATAAAGGTGGACAATCATGAAGCAAAATAAATTCAGCTTCTTAATTGAACTGGCTAAACAGCAGTTTGACGAAACTGTCGATGGTGCATCATCGTGGATGATGGCCATGCCTATTGGAAATTACCAGCATCCTGAGTACGGCAAAATTAATCTTACTCCTGATCGTATCACTCGGTTTGCTGACAATGTGAACAATGGTATCCGAGGTCAAGAACTCGATATTGACTACGATCATAAAGAGTATGGTGGCGAAGCTGCTGGTTGGGTCAAGCAGGCTGAGGCACGTCCTGATGGATTGTGGTTGCTTGTCGAATGGACAAAGAAAGCATACGAGGCGATCAAGTCTAAAGCATATCGTTACTTCTCGCCAGAGTTTGACGATTTGTGGATTGACCCTAGAACTGGCGAGAAGTTTAAGGACGTTTTATTCGGGGGTGGAATCACCAACCGACCGTTCCTTAAAGGTATCCAACCTTTAAATCTTTCTGAATTCTATTCTGATCAGAAGGTTGCTCTTAAGGAGAATGGAAGTATGGACCCTGAACAGATTAAGGAACTCGCTGCCAAGCTCGGTCTTGGTGAGAATGCGACTCCCGAAATGCTTTTCGGTGCTTTAATGATGAAGCTGAATGTGGAAGCTCCGGCTGATCCGCCTCCGGCTAATGGTGATGGCAATTCGGATAATCCCGATTCTGCTGGTGATAAAAAGAACGAGGAAGGTGCGACCGCTGTGACACAGCAGTTCTCCGAGAAGGCTCTTTCTGAGCTTCCTCTTGTTAAGAAGCTGACGGAGCAGTTAGAGGCTCAGGCAAAGAAGTTTGCTGAAATGGCTCTTAGTGTTCGTGTTCAGAAGCTGAATGAGTCTGCTACAAAGGGCGGTCGTCTCCTGACTGAGCCGCAGTCGCAGAAGATTACTAAGCTGCTTAGTGAAGCTCCGAACGATGCGTACGCTGACAATCTTGTTGCTGCTCTTTCTGAGGTTCTCGAAACTCCCGGCCCGCTGGCTGGTGAGCTTGGTGGTCAGCACCGTCGTCTGAATGACGCTGGCGTTGATTCGACTAAGAAGTTCAATGATAAGATCGCGGAAATCATGAAGAATGATACGAAGCTTTCGTATGCTGAAGCTGCGGTTCGCGCTGCTGCTGAAGATCCCGATACCTTCGATAATTACCGCGACGATTCCTACATTCGGGATGGTGAGTAATAATGGGTGCGGGTCCTAACTTCGTTCTCGATAAGGCCTTTCTTGCTCAGGGCTCTTCGGCTTACGTTTACGGTCAGGCTGTAGGGTTTGGTACAGTTCCGCAGTCCTGTGCTGCTATTTCTGTTGCTAACACCTACGTTCTGGGCATTTGCCAGGAAAACATTGATGCGACACGAGTTGCTACTGGCAAGGCTTTTATCAACGTTCGTATGGCTGGCATTGCGCGTGCGCTTGTCGGTGCTGCCGTCGTAAAGGGTGATCCCTTAACTCCTGATGCAACTGGTCGTCTTATCAAGCAGGTTACTGCCGGTGGTAAGTTCTACGCTGTTGCGCTGGAAGATCAGTCTACTGTTGGCGGGCTTACCGAAGTTTCCCTTCTTAATGGCTTTGCCACAATCTAATAGGAGTAATTGATGTATAATCCTACTGGCTCTGGCAACGTCCACATTGATCAGGTTCTTACGCAGATTTCTCTTGCGTTCCCGAACAATGAGTTCGTTGGAGAGAATCTGTTCCCGACTGTCCAGGTTAAAAAGCAGTCGGACAAGTACTACTGGTTCGGTCGTGATAATTGGGTGCCTGAGACTTCCGATTACCGCGCTCCCGGTACTGTTGCTAACGAGATTCCCGGCGTCGGCGTTGCTCTGGATAGCTACTACGCTCAGGAGCATTCGCTTCAGACTCCGGTCTACGATGAGGAACGGCAGAATGTTGATTCCCCGCTGTCCCCTGATCGTGATGCCACTGACCTCGTTACTTCCAAGATTCTTCTTGGTCGTGAACTTGCGATGAAGAACCTCGTTACAACTGCTGCGAACTACGCGACTGGTCTTTCCACTACTCTGTCTGGTACTTCTCAGTGGAGCGATTACACTAACTCTGACCCGGTTACTGCCGTGCGTACAGCCGTTCGTGCGATTCACGCGAAGATTTATCGTGAGCCGAATATCGGTATCTTCCCGTATCAGGTTATGTCTGTGCTGGAGGATCACCCGAAGATCATTGCTCGTATTCAGTACACTGATCGCGCAATTCTGACTCGTGAGATCATTCAGGCTGTGTTCCAGCTTCCGCGAATCATTGTCCCTGGCGTTGCGGTCGGTTCTGGTGTTGGCTTCAACATCACCACTTCCTACCTGTGGGGTAAGGACGTCGTTATCGCGTACGTTCCTCCGCGTGCTGGTATGAAGATTCCGGCCTTTGGCTATGAGTTCGTTTGGGGTTACCCCGGCGCGCAGGTTGTTGATCGTTGGCGTGAGCAGCCGCGTAAGAGTGATCTTATTCGCGTTTCCCGTCGTTACGATCTCAAGCTTGTTGGTGTCGATACTAACCCGGCGTCTGGTGATTACACCAAGTCGATTACTGGTTACCTGTTCAAGAATGCGGTGGCGTAATGTCTGAGGTTACACTTACACAGGTCGAACACGATGGTGTTCTTTACCCGGCTGATACCCCGGTCGAAAAGATCAAGGGTCTTTCCGGTGAGCAGGCTGAGAAGCTTCGTGAGGTTAAGGCTATTGGCGAGCCCAGTATTCCCGAGTCGGTTAAGAGCGAGTTAGAAGCTGCGCGAGCCGAAGTCGAGAAGTTAAAGGCTCTCCTTGCTGAGGCTAACCAGACTGAGCCGAAGAAGTAATCGATAATGGCAGCCCTCATCAGTATTGATGATGCAAAAGTTTGGCTAAGTCAAACAAAAGCTCCTATCACAACAATCGAAGATGAGTTGGCTGAACAACTTTCAACCACAGTTGTCGGTGCTGTATCTGCTAGGTATAGCACCGACACGTGGTTGGATGAATTTACAACTCCGCTACTCATCCGTCGCATCATTAGTATGTTCTATGCTGGTTATTACTACCATAGAACATTCTCCAATGACTCCGAACCGGGGGCATATGGTGATAGGTTACTTGCTGATGCACAAACTTTACTTAACGGTATTGTTGATGGAACTATCGATATTCCTAGTGATGTGTCTATTCCTGTGGTAACATCGATGGCAACCCCGACGATTGCACCCGAATTAGTTGATACTGATCCTGTTTTTAGTATGTCGCAGGTGTTTTAATGACTGGTTCGATCCAAATGCGGCTACGTTTTAGTGAGCTAGGATCGCCTATGATTCTCGCTTCTAAAGTTGGTCAGCTACAGTTCGTATTACGATCGTTTCACGAGCCGTTGCGTCGTTCTTCGCGTGCTTTAGCAAAGGAAATTGAGCATCAGTTCGATGTTGAAGGTGATCCTAAATGGGCTACACTAAGTGATAGCACACTAAAACGTAAAGGCGGTAGTGGATCAGCACTAGTGCGCACAGGGAAACTGAAACGTCGCGCTGTTCAGTATGCTCGGTGGGATATTTCCAAAGAGTCTGCAGGATTTAGTTTACCTTCAAGTGTTGGCTATGGCTATTTTCATCAGACTGGCTTTACACACTATATGGCTAATACCGAAAAAGGTACTAATCCTAATGTGCCTGCACGACCTTTTGCACGGCTAGGTCAACGTGAGCAGAAGATTATCGCTCGAGAATTTGATAATTGGTTCGATGAACGAATGCTGAGAGTGATGAAATGACAACATTAACAGAACTTAATCAGTATTACGTTGACTTATTCGCTGCTAACAAAACAAGTGGTGATAATTTAGGTGCTGATTGTTTCTATGGTGACCAAACAAAGATTGCTGGTCCACTTACACTGTGCGTAGAACCGGGTCAAAAGACTAACGAGCGTACAAAAGCTGCATCAGCTATGGCTGTGAAGCGCACTTACTCAATTTACGTGTTAGTTTATGCCAACTTCTTGTCTGATACGGAGAATCGCACAGCTTGTGATGAGCTTGCTGAAAAAGTTGAGGACTTAGTTCATAAACATCCAACATGTGATGGTAAAAGCGTAAGTGTTTTAGTCACAAGTATTGAGCCGGGATATGTTACCAAATCAAACGGTACCACATATGTCGCAAGTCGCGTGACTATCACGTTAATCAAGGAAGAGTATCTTCCTGCTTCTATGGAGTGATATGTATAAGATTACATATAAATCTCCGACACATGGCAAAGGTGAGAAGGTCACTGTTGCTGGACTCGGAGAATTAATTAACGGCGAAACTATGGACTTTCCTGATTCTGTCAACGACACATTCAGGGCTGCGAATGCCGTTATTGACTACGATGATGATGGCATCCCTGTGGTAAAGAGTGGTCCTTCACTGATTTCTGCTTTCCGTAAGCATAATGCCATCACTGTTAAGCACGAAAAAGACAAGCCCGAAGATCCGGACGTTGTTGATGAAGACGAAAAGTCTGACGAAAGTGGTGTTGAGTAATGGCTCAGTCTATTGGCGCAAGTGGTATTATTGGTGTTGCTATTGAAACTACGCCTGGTACATATACCGCACCTGTTAAGTTTGTCCCGTTTAACTCTGAGTCTCTCAAAGTTAATATTAATCCTGTCGAGCGTAGGCCTGTTCGTGACTCTGCTGGACTTATTGGTATTATTCCAGGCAACTTAACAGTTGAGGGTGATATTGAATTTGACGTAACAGCTGATACATTAATTTACTTCTTATATGCTACACGTTGTTCGATTTCTAAGACAGGTGCCGGACCGTATGTGTATACATGTACGCCTACTTCTAATGCTATTCCTGTTAAAACACTGTCGATTTCGGTGAGGCGTGGCACAGAAGTATTTGGCTACGTCGGATGTGTTGTTGTTGGCTTCACGATTGCTGTTGGCGACGATGGCAAGATGACAGCTACAATGTCAATCCTCGGTCGTAATGAGGCTTCTGCTGCCGCACTTACAGCTGTGTGGCCGACGGCTCCTGTTTTCCAGGCTGGAATGTATAATCTTCAGATTCCGACTGCTACGCAGATTTACGATGCTGATACATTTGAATTCGCTTCTGAGGATAATGGCCAGGCTAATGGCCGTTTAAAGAACACACCTGGTGCAGCATTTGTTAACTTCGGTGAATCAAATGCGACTATCAAGTTGGCTCGTGATTTCGATACACGTGCTGATTATGACACGTTCAAGGCAGGAACATCGCAGTCTATTACAATGATTGCGACAGCTAATGCTAATAACATCGTCAATATCTCTGCTCCTGCTGCGATTAAGACGGCTTATGAAGTAAATATTGGTGGTCAGGGTGATCTGCTGCGAGCTTCGATTGAGTATGGTTGTGTGATTGATGCGACTGGTAAGCACTATCAGATTATTGTTACTACCAGTGAGAACATCGTCTAATAACAAGAAATTAAGTCGGCGCGTGAAATACTCTCGCGCCGACTTAATGGCATTATACAAGGAGAAAACTATGCCTAAAGCGTATGCTCAGAAGTCTACTGAGCGAATTGAACTTAAGTCTGTCCCGGATGGGTTTGTTGTTCTTAAGCGAATGACGTATGGCGACAAGCTGGAACGTCAGTCGATGGTTAAGATGGCAATTGAGCTTACATCTGGTAAAGACGCCAAGGGCGAACTTGCTCTTGCAAATAAGAAAGCTACGTATCTTGAATTTGCGAACTGCATTGTCGAGCATAATCTTGAGAAAGATGATGATGGCACGTTGTTCAATTTCAAGAATGCTGCTGACGTCGACGCATTAGATCCGAAGATCGGTGAAGAGATTGATTCTCTGATTAGCGAAATGAACAATTTCGAGTCTGATGCTGTAAAATAATTGAAGGCCGCATCAAAACGCGGATCATAATGGGAGATACCAGTAGACACGAGTTCTTTGATGAAGTAAACTTCGCATGTGAACTCTACAACTACTGTAAGACTTTCCATGTGCTTCCGCAACCGGGCGGTCTCTTTGAGCAGGATGCCTACTATATGTTGCTGCTCGATTTCGTCATTGCAGCTGTCAATGAAAAGACAGCACAAGACGCAGAAGAAGCTAGGCGTAGAGCCAAGAGATAGGGGTGCGTGATGGGCTTTTCAGCACACGAAATGCTGATTTTCCTCCGTGCGCGTGATGAGGCATCACGCATCCTTGGCCGTTTCGCAAGAAACGTGCAGGGAGTTAATACAAAAACTATTGCAACAAATAACAGCTTAATTGCGTCATACGTTAATGAGCGATCTAAGTTGCAGGCTACAGCCGTAGCTGCTAGGCAGGTATCGAAAGAAAAGATTGCTGCCCTGAACAAGACAATGACCGTTCAGCGTCACGGCATTAAGATTCAGCAAAGCGAAATTGCGGCTGTACAATTAGCTAAGACTAAAGAAATCATCGACTTCAAAGAGCGTAAAGCTGCTGTCGAAGAGATGTACTCAAGTGATATTGCTATGATGCGTAAGATGATTGCGCAGATGAAGAAGGATCACGAGGCACAAAAGTTAGTCTTTGACAATGAAATTGCGAAGCGTCGTCAAGTTGTAAACACAATGCGAGAACAGCTTCGTATGCACGATCAGTTGAAATCTTCTGTAGTTCGTAATGGACAAACTACAAAGAAGAATATTGATTCGCAAATTCAAAGCTATAAAGAACTAGAAGCACAAGCACGTGCAGCTAATAGGCAAGAAGTTGCCGCCGCAAAACAGAAAGCTGCAAATACGCATCGACAAGTTCAAGGGTTGCAGAATACTGGTATTGCGTTAACGACCATGGGCGCTTCTGCTACAATTGCAGGATCGGTAACTGTTAGTTCACTTAGCGATGCGGCGCAAGCTGCTATTGACTACAAGAAAGCTGCTACAACAACACTGACACAGGTTGACGATAAATTCAAGACTACTCTTGATGACATTGTTAACATTGGTCGAAGCACAGCAGATAGGTTCGCTGTTCCTATTGATGAAATGCAGGGTGCTATGTACGACCTGTATTCTTCGATGGACGTGAAGAATAAGACTGTAGCGTCTAACTTCATGGTTGAAGCTGCAAAGGCTGCTGTTGGCGGTTCGACCGATATTAAAACATCGACGAACTCTCTTATCAGTATCCTGAACTCTTACGAATTGAAAGCTAAGGACGTAAATAAGGTTAATGACCTTATGTTCCAGTTGGTTCGTAAGGGCGTTGGTAGTTATAATGACTTCACACAGTCCATGGCAACTGCGAACCCGTCAGCCCACAGAGCTAATCAGACATATCAGCAGACAGCAGCAATGCTGGCTCTTATGACTCGAAATGGTATTAAGAGCGCTAAGGCCGGAACATATGCGGCTCGAGCTTTTGATGCTATTAGCAATGTGCGAACTGCTGATAACATGAAGGAATTCGGCATCAAGATTTACGATGCAGCTGGCAAGTTGAAGCCTATGACTACAATCATCGAACTCATGCGTAACAAACTCAAGGGTCTCAATGACGAACAGCGTAACAAAGCTTTGAAGGGCATGTTTGCTGGGTCTGGCGGAACAATTCAGGCAATGAAGTTCTTCAATACAGCGTTGTCTGATACTGACGGTACATACAAGCAGCTGTACAAAGATATGATGCGAGCTTCCAAAGCTACGGATGAGAATGGTAAGCAAGTTGGAGCAGCGCAGATTGCGTATGAGCAGATGGCTGGTACTGATGCATCCCGTATTCTCATTGCGCAGAACAAGATGGCAATTGCTTGGCAGAAGATTGGCGATGCTATTCTTCCGGTTAAGACAGCTGTGTACGAATTCTTCGGACAGATCGCTGACTGGTGGAATAAGTTAAGTCCTCAGCAACAGCAGGGTATCGCTCAGTTTGCAGCAATCTCTGCTGTAATCTTAATTGTTGGTGGTGCGATTGTTACGCTAGTTGGTGGTGTGATGCTGCTTGCTGCCGCATTTATCGCACTTGACGCTGCAGCACTACCTATCATTGCTGTTGTCTTGGCTGTGATTGCAGTTATTGCATTGCTAGCAGCTGCGGCTGTATGGGTCATTACAAACTGGGATCAAATTTCTAAGTTCTTCGTTGATCTATGGAACAACATTGTTACATGGACAGTCAACGCGTGGAACTCTGTAATCGGCGCAATTGTTGGAGCGTGGAACACGGTATGGGGAGCTATTTCCTCGTTTGGTTCTACGATCTGGAATTACATGACCACACTGTGGTCTAACATTGTCACGACAGTAATTAATGCATGGAACGGTGTCATTGATTTCTTTAAGAACCTGTGGAGTACATACTTAGCTCCGTCATTTAATGGTCTCTGGGAATCGGTTCAGACCGTTGTTGCAACTATTCTTGCATCACTCATCGCATTGTTCACTGGTCAGCTTGACAAGATTCCGGGTTACTTTATGAGCGCTGCAACTAAGATTCTTGGATTCTTGACTACAGGATTTGCTCCGATCTTAGAATTTGTCACATCTATTATGACACAGATTGGCAATTTCTTCACAAGTGTGTGGATTAATGTTGTCAATTTTGCTACTAACACTTGGAATGGTTTCGTAGCATTCATTGCTAGTATTCCGAATAGGGTACTTGGTGCTCTTGGTGCTCTTGCGAATTTAGCAGTATCGGTAGCAAGGTGGATCGGGAGTGTGTATACAGCAGCTGTTGCTAAGTTTACAGAGCTTGTGACGTGGGTTAAGGGTCTTCCGGCGCTCATTGTTTCTGCTCTAGGTAATCTTGCAACGCTACTGTACAAGCAGGGTCAGGCTGTTCTTCAAGGTTTCCTCGATGGTTTGAAGAATATCTGGAACAATATTACTTCATGGATTGGCGATATCGGTAAGTGGATTTCAGACCACAAGGGTCCGTTGAGTTATGACCTTAAGTTACTTCAGCCGCATGGTCGTGCTGTAATGACGGGTTTTAATAAGACACTGGCTGCTGGTATGGAAGATACGAAGAAGTTAATCAATAACTTCAACCCCGAAGTTGCTGGCATTGGCATTAACAGTAAGACCCCTGTGGTAGCCGGATACGGTATGA